CCATAATTATTTGGTCTACCTCTAAACGATAGATCAAATCCGAATTAGCGAAATAGTCAGCTGTTTCTACAGTTGCTATTGCATCTTCAGCTGTGTATTTGTAAAGGTCTTCCCCTAGTTGTTTGAAAGTAGAGGTTGTTAATCCTGCCATTATAGTGTCTCCTTATTTCTATTATTATGAAGAGTGTCCATTTTCTACGCATTCGAATTTCATTACGCCAGTAGGTAAAAGAATTCCAGCTCCTGATTTTGCTTTTGAGTAGTACAGGAAGTAATCGTGTCCTGGAACACGTTCTACTACTGATTCTTCTCCTGTTCCGAATGTTAATTGTACTGCGTTTTTGGAGAAAGCATAACAAGTTCTTTTTTCACCAACTTTTTTCAAGTTAACGTCTTTTTTAAAGATCATATCCTTGAAATTTCTACCTGTTTCGGATCTTGAGAATATTGTAGGAAGATTGTCATAACCCACGATTTGTGCGTTTTTGAAATCGTCGAATCTCATTAATTCCAACCACTGCTCTGTACCGATCATAACGACAGGTACTTGATTGTTTTCGAAATATAGGTTATCAGAGAAGTTAGACCATATAGCATCGATCTTGTCGAGAGTTAATCCCTCGATACCACTTTCTGTAATGTTGTTTGAGTTTGTTGAAGCATAGATAGCGTTTCTGATCTTAGAATTCAGTTTTCTATTCATAGCTGACATTGTGTTTGTGGTAATAAGCATTGTCTGATCTAGATCTGTTCTATGTAAATCAGAAGTAGTTACTCTGTCTCCAGCATACTCTTCTGTTAGCGGCACGACTATTTCAGTGAATCCGCCACCGATTAATGGGATTGCACCGAAGGGTGCTTTTGTTTGTGCTTCTCCGCCAGGAACTGTAGGGTAGTATTTTTTTGAATCCCCTACTACGCCCGTATCAACTGTTACTAGTCCTTCGTATTTTTTCTGTGATTCTTGATAGGTTACTGTGAATTCAGAGGCATATTTTTCTTGTGCGTGTGCTGGTGATTGCTTGTTGAGTTCCATAATAAGTGTTCTCCAATATTTATCTACATACTATATACATCTTATTAGGTTGTCTGCGTATAGCAGAGCTAATTTAATGTTGTTTATATGACGTAGTAACGAGTTTCTTTCGAAAGTTATCGTTTAGCCATATGTGCTTTTATTTTTAGTTTGTCGGAAATAAGTCTATCAATTAACTTTCCATCTTCAGGAGTTTTGTCTTTTTTTGATATTAAGGTATTTATCTTTGCCTGAATATCTTCCATTGTTTTTGGTGCGTCAGATACTTCGTTTCCGCCTATTACTAGGTTAGACGATGACATTGACTTTGTCAACCTATAGATATTATTTATGAATGCAGCGTCTGCCATTAGTCCTGTAGCGGTGAATTTTTCGATGGTTTCTTTGTCGAAAATACCTCCCATTTTTGAATTCAGGAATCCCACATTTTCGGTGTAGTTACCTTTCCACAGGTCTTTTAGTTTAGCTCCTTCTGTTTCCATCTTAGTAGCTATTTCGTCGTTCTGTTGTTTCGCTTCTACTGCTATTTTTTCAGCATAAGAATTATAAAGTTTTTGTGCTTGAGTTGTAGTTAGGTTTGCACTCAAAGCGTTTTCAGCGTACCAAGCTTTAAATGACTCGTCTACCTGAACTCCTGCTGCAGTAAACTTTTCATCTAAAGATAGTCCGTATTCGGATGTATCTTTTGGTTTTCCCAATTTCTCGTAGAACTTTTGAATGTCTTCGTCAGAAGAGTTTTGGTCAGGAATTCTAACAGAGGATGAATTGAACTTGTTTATCTCGATGTAATTAGTAAATACGTCCTCTATGTTATTAACTCTTTCCCATTCTTTTCTATCTTTTAGATTATCAGGGATAAGGTCTCTCCAGTTTTCGAGAATGGCACTACTTCCAGTTGTTTCTTTTGTTGCGTCTTTTGCATCATCACTTGCGACTTCTGGTGCAATTCCAGTTGTGGCGTCTTTGTCTGTCTCGGTACCTGTGGTAGTAGTGGTTGACAATAAATTTGCATCCATATAGTTTCCTTTATGCTCTTATATTCTTACTTGATGTTTTATGTGATCTTCCATTCTTTCCAATACATCTACTGGAACTATGGCTGACATTTGAAGCATGTGACGTAGTACGTGTTTCATTCCTTCGTTGAAATATGTAACTAATTCGGAGTTTCCCACTGAAGTTTCGTTGTATAATGTTGTTGACTTAAGGTCATTTAAAACTTCTTTGGCTGCTTCTGCTAATTCGTGATTTTCGTTGAAAACTCTTCGATATGCCTGACATGTTTTAGAGTCGTATCTTTTCTTGAAAATACCCATTACTGTACTCCTTGTTGTGGGGGTTGTCCTCCACCTCCGCCTAACATTTGTTGTAATGCTTCTGGATCTAGATTTACGTCTTTAACGTTTTTTATAGCTCCTGTAGCTTTTTGCATTACATCGGCTTGCTGTTGTTCTCCTTGAGCTTCTACAGCTTGTTGTTGTGCTTGAGCTTGAGCTTCTTTTTCCTTATTGAATTCGTCGTCACTTTTGATTATGTTTAAGGGTGCTCCTGAAGCGACGGCGTAGTATTTCACTGTCTCACGAACATCAATAGAATCCATCCCTCCAACTGGTGCTAATCCTCCAGCGAATTGTATCGTTCTGTCGATACCTTGCAACGACATGAAGTTCGCCGCTTTTTCTAATGCGGAATCGTATGCTAATTCTAATTTTATATTATGTTTTTCAATAAGATCAAGTAGAACTTGCGGTGCTGTAGGTAAAATGTTATCTCTTCGTGTAAGTATATTATACGCTCTTTTTACTAAATTACCAAGAAGATCTTTTTTGAATCCAGATTGCCATGGAGCCATTAGTCTTAATTGCATAACTTGGTTCTGTGTTGCGACGTAAACATTGTTGTTTCCTTCAATAGGAGTAACTATTTCGGATAATAAACCTTTAGATACTTGAGATCTTAAATCTGTTAAAGTCTTATCCGCTATAGCGAAATTTCCTGATGCATTAACAGGAGAAGCTAAGGAGCTACCGTTAGGATCGTAAAGGTTTATTGCAAAAGGAAGCGGCGAGAATTGAGAAACGTAAGTATCTATAGGAACGTTTAATGCAGGGTTTAATGCTTGATCTCCTGCGGCTAATTGCTGTCTTGCTTGTTTATTTAATGCTAGGATAGAATGCCGAGACATCATTCCTGGCGAAATACCGTAAACAGAATTTCCGAGTACAGGCACTCTGGCTATACCGTATGGAAATTCGGATTCTCCAGATTCCATCAGGATTGTATTCGACTCTTCACACATATAGATACAAGCGAAAGGTTTGTTTTTGTTATCCTTCTTATCGATGTCCCTGTCTTTCCTTGGTATGATTGCGTGTATGATAGTAAAGCTTTTTCCTGGATTTGATTCGTAAGCTAATCGTATTACTTCTGGGATATTACCGTATTCGAATTTGTCAATACATTGGGACGCCGTTAGTTTGAAATTACGGAATACTGTGTCTACTTTTCCAGCAGAATTAGCTAAGATGAATGTTTCTTGAAGTGGAATAGTTTGTGAAGACATTATAACGTTAACGTCGTCTTCTTCTTGTAAATAAACTAACCCTGTTGAGAAGGTTAACATTTCTACATAACAACTATACAAGGACGAAGATAGTGCTTCGTTAAGATAGGAAGACACGGTATCCCTTGTGGCTATTAAGAATTCTTTAACTTCCTGCACGTCTGCTATTTTTTTGAAGTCTGGATCATCTATGTAAGGGAGTTTAAATTCAAACCACTTTGTCATTGGATTCGCTGTGAATGCCAATAATGCAGAAGCTGTTTTATGCAGTTCAAACTGTGGATGGGAGTCGTATATTTGTGTATCGGATGATATACTACAGGTGTCGTAATCTTGTATTGTTCCGAAGTTAGCTTGGTAAGGCAGTAAGTATTGTGCTACTTCTGTCCAAGGTCCCTCGAAGTTACGACGTTTATCTTTTGCTACCTGAAATAATTTACGTATTCTTCTTATCTTGTCTTCTTCTTTGCATATGTTTTCTATTTCTAATTCCGATACACAACATTCGTCTGAACCATCTTTTGATGCGGTCCTCTTTGACATTTGTTCATAGTTATAATTCATAACTTTCCTATCTTAGTATTGTTCCAGTACCTAATGTGGATTTTAACAAAGAACCGACGGAAGATCCAGTAGCTCCAGTTAGTATATTTGTAGTGCTGTTTTTTGAATCCGATATTGCCAAACGTCTTTGTTGCTCGTCGTGGGATACTCTGTCTGAATCGGCTTGTCGCTGTACTTCTGCTGATTTTCCAATTGGTCCTGTTAGTAGATTTCCTACCATGTTTCCAGCTTTCATTTTACTTGCAGTCATTCTTGCCATGTCGCCAGGTGCCGTGGATAACAGAGATGCTGCTGCAGTTTTTGCTATCTGTTTTCCAGTTGACATCGCTGCTTCTTTGAATAAGGATGTTCCTGCAGATGCTCCTCCAGTTGCTCCAACCATAATACCAGTTGTAACACCTTGCATTGCTGCGGATCCCCAAGAAGACCCAGACATTTTAGCTCCTGCTGCAGAACCTAGACCAGAACCTATTGCGGTACCAATTCCTGGCATTATTAATGTACCAATTATTCCACCAACTATAGATCCTACGGTACTTGCCATATATTAACCCCTTTGTTTTTATTTAAGCTATACTTATAAGTATAGCTTAACCCCGTCAAGAACGCAATGCGTCGTAAATGCCATACGTGCTTGTGCTTTTAAATCGGGTATCTCCTCTTGCACTTTTTATCATCTCTATTTCTTGTGCGAATGGGTCGTGGCTTCCTATTGTAGTTCTCGTAACATCTTGAACGAAGTTCTTGTCTATGAACTGAATTATTGATTCTGATAGATATCTGAAAGCATCTGCTCCGTGAGAAGCCCAGTTGTGGTAAGGTTTATCTTCGAAAGCTCTTAATGTTTCGTTGTACTTTTTACTATACTCCTTTAATGCCCTTATGCCGAAATCGCAGGTATCCCGATCTATTACAGCTTTAATAAGTATTTTTCTTCCTAGGTCGATACCGTCCTGAACGTTGGTTTTCTTTAGTGTCTTGAAATTTATTCCGTATTTCTTAACGGTCAATAACCGTGATATACCTGAGGTCATCTCTCTTTGCTTAACGTCGTGTGGTGCGAAGTGATCTTTGAATCGGTAGTGTTTGTGGTGCTGGTACTTGGTCAAGAATTCTGCGTATTTTAAATCTGGAAGTAACTTCTCTTCGTGAAGACGTGCGAAATCTCCCTGTGCTATTAAGGAACACGCTATTAACGATATTCCCTCGAACTCGTTGTATTCTATGATATGCGGAATTCCGTTGTAATATTGGAAGTACCAAATTGCCATCGCATCAGAAAGCCCTAAATCCCAGGCTGTGTATACAGGTTGAGATGGGTTGAAGACTGATTTTTGTAAACGACCTTCGTTTTCTAGACGTCCAATTTGTTGAGAATAATACGCACCAACTAAACCACTGTTAAAGTCGCAATAGTATTCTTGTTGTATTACTTCTTCTGGAACGTTCATGTCTCGTTGTTCTTGAATTTTCTCAGAATCAACAATAGGTACCATTACAGGCTTTCCGTCTGATCCTATGATTTCGTTTCCGTGTCGGTCTGTTAATGCTTTGAATGTGTCGTCCACTGTTAAGATTTGAACGAAGCCACGTTTTTTCTTAACCATACCTTTTAATACTTCGTAAGCGTGGTTTTTCCCCCTAGGTGTAGTAACGAATACAGCCCAACCATCATTCTCGTTTAGAATTGGAGAGATGAAGTGCCATACTGTAGGTTTCATTAGTGCGAACTCTGAAAGTACTACTCCTACGGGGTTTGTACCTACTAATGCATCTACTTTATCTGCTCCTACCAGCTGAATATTGGATCCGTTGGTAAGTCGTATTAACATTTCATCGTTACGTTTGCTTAATATAAGTTCTGGTGGGATGTAATCTAGGAAGGAGCGACCTTCTTTGTCTTTACCTTCCCATATGATTTTTCTAGCTTGGTTTAGTTGTGGTAACATATGCCAATATGTACCGACTCGTTCTTGTGTTTTTTCTATTAACATATTCCAGGCGGTTAAGTCCTTTCCTGCTCTTCGATGAAGAACAAGCATAGCTCTTTGCCGTTCGGTTGTTTCTCTCATGTAACTATAGAACGGCATTTGATATCCTCTTGGAAAGTAGTTATATGGTAATAGTACAGAACTCATCCTTAACCTCCACTGGATTTTTGTCTAAGCCGTACATTCTGGTGTAACCGAATAACGCCGAATTCTTTGATATGACTACGTTTGCACCTGCTTGTATTGCTCTACCAACCCAGTAAAGAACGCACTGTCTTTGTTCTCTGTATTCTTCTCTGTTAGCTAAATCTATTCCAAATAATCCAATTGTTAAGTTGCTTGGATTTTCTGTGTACAATGCGTAGGCGATCATATAAGCGATTGAACAAGTAAAGTATAACGAGTTGAAATGAGCTACAATTGCACTTAAACCAAACTTTTCCGCTTCAGGGTAGTTGTCGTGCTTCTTCAGAAGACCTAAAACGTCGTCATCCATCAGAATTAATTTAGGTTGTATAGAATTTAGAAAACTTCCGTGATTTGTTTTTTTAAAGTTATGGTTGTATACGTAAGAATGAAGATCAAACCACTTTTCAAACTTCGAAACGTCGAAACGTTGTGTGTTGTCGTTCAAAGACCACTTTCTCCATGTGTCGTCGTCTATTGGTGCGTCTATTAAGGAGCTTGAAGACCTTCCTAATATGGCAATTTTAGTGTCGTCTGGATTTATTGGTGAATTTTCGTTGTAATATTTATCTTTTTTGTGTGTTGATTTAGACATCTATTATGTTCCCTTCTAAAGTTAAGTCTTCTAGTAGCATTGGTCTCTTGTTTAGTGTCTTTAAGATGTTCCCCTCGTCGTCGATGTTAGATACCACGCCGATATTTCGTACTGTGCCCAGCATTTCAGCAGTAATTTTGTCAAAATTGTTGATTTGTACGTTGATAGCGTGTTGTTGTTGCTTCGTTTTGTCTACTTTTGCTTCTTTTGGTGCTCTATACTTGTCTGGATTCAATGTTTCTGCCGCTTTTAGTAACAACGTGTCGTTTTTAACTTTGTGATCACCAATGAAATCACCTTTAGCACTGAAGAACGGCTTCTCTGTTCCGTTTATGGCTCTGTCGAACACTGCTTCGTCGAGTGCAGCAGAACGTTCGTCTGTATAAATCTGCATTGCCATCGTAATATCCGCCTGAAATAGCGGGAATTTGTCTTTATAGTAGTTTACTGTTCTGAGTTTTAGGTTGGTATACTGTAATTCTAAGCAATTTCGTAACGCCCCTGCAACAGAACCGTATTCGCAGATGGCATTTAGTAACACAGGTCGATGAGTATTGAACAGTTCTTCCTCTGTTGGGTTCGGTATGAAGAAGGATTTACCTTTTTGCTCGTTGAAGTCATCAACCTGCTTTTTTAAGAACATTACTTCGTTGAATTTTGCTGTTAAGATGTTAAGTTGTTCTGCTACTACTTTCTCACGTTTCTCTATGTCGATACGTTGTTCTTTTACTTTGCGTTCACGTTCGTCTAAGATGTCGGATACTTCTAGACATTTCTGCTTTTCGTGGTAACGTTGAATAAGTCTTTTTATGTTCCTTGCTAATTTGACTGTAAGTTGTTTCTGTGCGGAAATCTCTTCCTTTTTCTCGTCGATAGTGATGTTTAAGGCTTCTATCTTTTCCTGTGCTTTCTCTATTGCTTTATTACACTTTTTCTCTGTATTGTAGTTATCCATTGCTACCTCGTTACGTTGTTATCTTATAACTATAATACGACATTTCGACGAGATAAGCAAGAAAAATCCCTATCTTGATGAGAGATAGGGAAGCTAGAGTGTAGCCAAGTTTTAAAAAGTGGAATATGCAATTAGTTAGATTACTATATTATCGTAACACAGAGTTAATTCGCTGTCAAATTGTTTCTGCTGTACAGCAGAAATGGGATTCAACAGGAATATGGAGGGAAGGAAGTGCCAAAGGAAATGTTCTATCTTCTCGTCTATAAGGATAATGTGCTGTAATGTCTATTGGTTTGGCTCTTTATTATATCTATAACTATAAGTATACTTTTTTTCTTATTTCTAGACCCTAATTTAAATTAGGGAATGCCACCAAAATAACCCAAACAACCAAAAAGTATCACAACATTTCTAAAAAGACGGTACTTCAAAAAAGTACCGTCTTTTTTCACCCAGTCATATCAATACATACAGCGAAAAGGTACACTCGCTAAAAATGTTGTGATACTGCTCGATCCGCTCATATCAATACATACGACGAAAAGGTATCACAACATTGCTCAAAATATTTTTTTTTTATTTTTTTTATAAAAATTATATTTTAGGGGCAAGTAGTGATACCTTTTCGCTGTAACTACTGATATGAGCCAATCGAGCAGTATCACAACATTTTTAAGTAGTGTACCTTTTCCTCGAAACCCGTGATATGACTTGGTGAAAAAAGACGGTACTTTTTTGAAGTTGTGATACCTTCTGTAACTTACTGTATATAGGTTGAAGCTAGAACATTTCCTTTGGAGGGTTTTTAAAAATGTACGATTTGCAGAACATTTCCTTATAGGTTCTAAAGGAGGTTTGTCAAGTTTTTTAGTTAAAAAATTGAGTTATGTAACGCTGTTTCTGTGAGAAAGAGGGGTGGGTGTTTCGATGATTCGACTTTTTTCTAAGAGGTTGTGAGGATTTTTCGACGGTAAATTTGACTCCCCTTATACACTGAGGCGTCGCGACGGCAAGTCATGTCGGTCCAATGTCAATGCAATTTACTACGTCCCCTCCCCCTCCGATGCCCCCCTTGTTCTGAATCATACACCGAATCGTCGCCATAACTTTTACTTAGATTCATCAGCACATGCCTGTCACGAAGAACGAAGCACGAAGTTATTAACAACATAACAACGACACAACATGCCTGTCACGAAGAACGAAGCACAAAGAACGAAGCACGAAGTTATTAACAACATAACAACGACACAACATGCCTGTCACAAAGAACAAAGAACAAAGAACGAAGCACGAAGTTATTAACAACATAACAACGACACAACATGCCTGTCATTCACCCAAGCCTCGTGCCTACGGCACATCGGCAACTACCACATCACAGTAACACAACACTATTACTACATCAGTAACATTGTAGTAACGTTGCATCGTATTGCACTAAACAACACACATTACTCTAATTCTTCTGTTGTACCGACGCTTTAAAGACTCATTAAAAACATCGTCTTAATGATAGATCATTATGAGGGTACGACGTCAGTATGGGCTTGCTACATGCCTGTAATTAGACTCGTGCCTATCGCACGGTCGTAGAGTACGTTACAGCGTTGCTACATGGTTAAGACGCAACAACGTAACGAATTACATGCCTGTTTGACTGTTGGAAATGGAGTCGCAACTTTGTCATATTATAGTAGATCTTAATATTGTTTCGTGGCTACGTTGCTCCATTACTTTAACAGAATTAACATAACGATGTTTCGTGGCTCAGTTTTTTACTTCTTTTTCCAACGATGTATTTCTGTTGATTTAAGAATTTTCCATTGTTTCGTTGTAACGATATCTTAACATTACGATGCAACGAATTACATGCCTGTTTGACTGTTGGATAATACACTATAAATAGTGTATTCGTTTGTGTTGACTCATTGTAACGATGTCTTAACATTATGTAGTTACGAATATTTGGATGTTTATTTTTTAGTCCTGAACATTTTCACAATTTAAAAACTCTGCGGTTTTGAAATTGTGAAAACGGTCGTCCTAAAAAATCCCTGGAGGCTAAGATTGTGTAAGTTCTAAAACCGCTCTATCAAACGTTTTCGAGAAAGTGGGATGACCATTTTTGCAGAACATTTCCTTACACTAAATCGACCACTTGTTACAACGAAACGGTAATGCAATGGTACAATTGGATGTTTATGTGTATATCCAAGGGATAGCCAATGGATAGCCAATTGATATACAATTTTAATGGTGAAATGGCGTTTCAGCGGGTTCTATTAGTTGATATGACTGCTGGGAGGACGTATTGTACCTGTAACACCCCCACGACTCCAAGCAAAAAAATCCCAATTTTCACAACATTTGCGCATTAACGACGGATGCCAACGTTTCAACGCTCTCCCTAACCACCACTTCAACAGCCCCTATTTTCACCTACTTTATCGAACCGCTGGGGCGTCTTATCCGATCATATTTTTCAACGGAACTCCTTCTTTTTTATTAGGGGAATAAAGGGAACAAGGGGAATAAAAGTAAATAGAGGGGTATCTAAATTCGAATTTTAAATCCGCTCTGGGCTATTTTATATATATTTTTTCCAAGACTTTATTGAAATTTATTTTTTCCGAATTGTCAAAAGGGAGGGCTAACGCCCTTCGAAATAGTTTAGAAAGCGGGTACTTTGGGGTATCATCGCTGCACATTTCTGTTGTTCCGACGCCCAGCCGCTTCGCGTCTGACCAACAGAACAACGAAATGTTATGCTCCAATACCCCAAAGTACCTCGTTTCTAATACTATTTCAAACTTTTGACAATTCGGAAAAAATAAATTGTCAAGTCGTCATAGAAAAAAATATAATATATATAAAATCTGATCGGATTTAAAATTCGAATTTAGATTAGAAAGAAGAAAAATGAAAATAGAGAATAAAGAAGTCGCAACGTCCTATATAGGACTAGTTGCGATTCTAGTCCTATACCTAATAGGATGCTTTATATTTTAAAGGAGGTATTAAAAATTGAATATAAACAAAAAATCAGCAATACAAAAAGTTACTGATTTTGCAATAGGAATGCTAGTAATAGCGTTCTGTAGTAACGTAGTTAAATTAATTATTTTGGAGGTGTTGAGATGACATATCAAGCACGTTCATTACCTGACATATTAACAGACTTTGAAATAAAAGCCCTGTACGATAAGCTAGGAAGAACAACCGTTCATAAACTAGCTAACATGTTGAGAGAAGGAAACAAAAACGAAAGACTAAAAACACAATTAAAAATAGTTAACATTTCCAAGAACTTAACAGAAAACAATTTCTTATAGGAATATTAATTCTGTTGGAGTGTTACTTTTTCCAAAAAGTAACCAAAAAGGACGGTTCACGGGGAATAACATAAAAATAAAACAATGTAAACAAGTAATTTAAAAGAGGGTCTAAACAATGTAAAGTTATATAAAGATGACTGTGTATAGTTGACTACATTTCATATGTATGGTACAATATATATATACCCCGAAGCGGAACGGCGAAAATACGTTTTCGCTAGCAGGGCTCTGAACCTTGAAAATTGAATAGTCCATAGGGCATAGGGCATAGGGCATAGGGCATAGTCCATAGTCCATAGTATATGTTATTTTTATAATGGAGGAATGAAGAAAATGACAAAAATCGAGAGTCCAAAACCCACACAAGAGTGGGACAAAAAAAGTTGCCCAAACTGGCAGATGGCTCAAGAGGGCAACTGTGATAGTTGTCCAGATTGCCCACACGTGTAAAGTGGGCAACGTATCAATGTAATGTAATAATGGAGAAATGAAAAAAATGACAAAGTTAATCGAAAATCAAAAAACAGCGGAAGAAATAGAATCCGCAAAAGAGGTACTTAAAAAGATTGTATTTTTAAGTACAAAAGGATTCACTCAGGGGGAGCTGGAAGCCATGCCAGTGGACTTCATTGAAAGGTTGTACCAAACCATGGTTACACAAAGCAACCCCAACCTATTACAAGAAAAAGAATCTTTTGTAACACAAATAAAAAATAAAAACGTCTTGGACGTCGTAAAGGTGAGAACCTTTATCGATGAAAATAAAGATAAAAACTATGGGGGAGTATCCCAGATACTAGTGCTGAATTTAATGTCAGCGTGTGTCGACGAAAAAGATAAAACCAGCCTTAAGACTGGTGAGCTTTATGCCCAGCACGATGGGCAAGTAACAAATGCGTTAGTAAACGCAATTTGTTACAATTCAGGGTTTAGCGGGAGTGATTACCCGCCAAAAATAGCCGATTTTCACATTACAAAATTTGGAGGGGTAATCAAATTTTCCATTACCCCCAATGTGGAAGAATTCCACAAGAGTTTTCGTAACACCCTAAATGAAAAGCTAGGGCTCGCCCTACCAGAAATCACAGCCGAAAAAACCAACAATAACCAAGTAGGCGATATGTCCGCCTACGAAAAATTATTCTAGTGGAGAAAATGAAAATATGAAAATATTAATATTGGGTGTCTGCAAGGGCAGGCACGTAATTCCCCAAGTCCCTGAAAATAATTATATTTTCAGGGAGGAAATCCCTGTAGAGTTACTTTGTAGCTCGAAAGACCTCGAAAAAAAAGCCGAATTAGCTTTTTGGGAAATCCGAAGACCAACCTTAGTGGAGGGAGAACGTCCTCAAGTTCATGTTTACGTCAGTGGGTTGACAATTGCCGTAATGGCAATTGTCAATGCATGCAAAAAAAACGGGCATGCAGTGACACTAATGCATTACAACAGGGACACAGGCGGATATTATCCGCAAGAGGTGTTTTAGTTTCCACTAATAAAAAAGCCAAACAGTTTTTAAAACAGACTGTTTGGCTTTTTATTAGGTCAACTACTACAATTGTAGAAAATAAATTTCCGAAACGAGTCGCGACATTGTAATATTGTATTAATTATAAATTAAGTGTGGTGGCTGTGTCGCTCCATTTATTCTGTTGTATCGGCGTTAAATCGGTTGTGGCTCTAACGTGGGAAATTACTTTTTGTAAAAAGTAAAACAAAAACACAAATATGAATTGATTAGTTGGAAATTACTTTTTGTAAAAAGTAAAACAAAAACACGGCGATACGCTAAAGCAACTAAAGAAAGCCACTTCCTTCGACCAACATTGGGAAACCACTTCCTTCGACCAACATTGGGAAACCACTTCCTTCGACCAACATTGG